CTTCTTGTTCTGATGACGCTAGGAAGTCCTCTTGTGGTCCAGGGTTAGCCTCAAATATTACTGAGGTAGCCTTCTTAACGTCTACATCAGGGGCTTTAACTCTAGCAGGGACCTTAATCGGTTGAGTAGGTATTGTTGCCTGTGGTTTCTCTTCGACCGAGGCTTCTTTCTTCGATGTGTTGGGCTTTTTCACACGCTTCTTTGTAACATCGGGCGAGGTAGCGATAGTTTGCAGATTCTTTCGTACGTTGTTGCTCACTTTTAACCCTTGTCATTAGACCTGAGTGGGAGATATAGCGCCCACTGCTTGTGCTTAACCAGTTCGCTACATCACGGTAGCTGTATTGTTTTAAGAAGCCTTTAGCTTTTTCCATCAGGAGGAGTTCTTCCTCGATTGGGAGGAGAATGTCCTTATCGTCTGGGTCTTGCTCGTATCCGAAGGGTACTACTCGTCCTACACGTACTACTGGAAGAAACTTGTAACCGTCAGGTCCTAAAGAAGGCTTAGGCAGCTTAAACTCTGTTGTTATTTTAGCCATTTACGCCTCCATTGTCAAGTACTAAACCTTAGGGGGTAGGATAAAGATAGGTGACTCAGCTTTGATCTCTACTTTATCAGCGCCTTTATGCCCTGCACGGTCTAGGAAATCTTTAGCAGCTGCCATCTTCTCTTTATTACCGAGATCAGTTGGAGACTCCATCACAGACTTCATAGCCCATGCGGCTTGAACCCCAGTGGAGACAAGGAACTTCTTAGTTAGTTCCGCTATTTCGTTTTCTAAAGCAGTTACGATAGAGGACGTACCTACGTTATCACTGTAGCCTGCTAATTTCTTAGCTTTAACAAAGCTACCCTCAGCCTCCTCAAAGAGGACATCAAGGAAAGCCTGTTGCATCTCTGTTAGTTCTCGTGTCATTTACTTGCCTTTCCTAGAAGTCTTCTTAGCGATCTTTTTCGGTTGCTTAACGTGTTGCTTGCCTGCTGCTGTGCCTTTACGTTTGGCTGCGGAGGTAGCTGCGTATTCTTTCTTAGTGAGTGAAGCCCTAGTCTTCTTAGGGAGGTAACGTTCACCTGTAGCCTCCTTGCCTTGTGTGGAGTTCTTACCGCTCTTGGTGCCCCAGTCTTCTTTGGTCCACTTAGTGAGGTCCTTCTGGCTCTTTGCTTTTGCCATTACTTGTAGCCCCCACCCTTAGCCTTGTACTGCTTAGCAACCATCTGTGCTTTACGGGCGGACCACTGACCTGCGGAACCGCCCTTAGAGCCTGCCTTAATAGAAGCGACAAGGTTCTTACGCATGGTAGGTTTGGTATAGTTACCTGCGGCGTTAACCGTGCTCTTCTTCTTAGCCATTGTTTACCGACCCATACCGTTTGCAAGTACGACGAGGAACACCGCACCTAACACGAGGGCTACTACTACTGCAATCCCTACTACTGTGAAAAACGTACCCATTACTTCTTCCCCTTCTTAGCTGGAGCTTTGCACATAGGCTTAGTAGCGCCCTTAGCGTAACCACCTTTAGCCATACCCTTAGGTTTGGCTTTAGATTTCTTGTCCAGCGTTTCTTTCATCTTCTTGTCCATAGTTTGGTTCCCTACCACTTAGTACGATCAGCCCAAAACGCTGCGGACATCTTGCCCTTAGCTATGTTCTTACCGTGTCTTGCTTTAAAGCTCTTACGCTTTGCTTTCATCTTATCTGACTCACCAGCCTTAGGCTTACCAGCGGTGCTTGCTCCTTGCTCGCCAAACCTGATGGTCTTAATCTTGTCACCTACCTTAGCAACGACGACATGAGACTTCTTAGGGTGACTAGGGGTACGTTTAGGTTTATTGAAACCTGATACCCCAGCTCGTTCTAGTCTTGGGTCTTTTGCCATATCAACCTAGCCTTTCTTCCAATCTCCCCAGGTGAGGGGAGTAGCCACCCTAGGACTAGTAACAGCAGGACCCAAGGAGGTATGTTCTGTACTGTCACACTCTCGATACTCTCAGCCTTCACACCTTCGTCAGCGGTCTGTGTGATATCTCTGGCGTTCGGCCTGACTATGTTCTGCTCGTTGGAAGTCCTGAGGCCTACTGTCTGTTCGTTCTCCTGGCCCAACTGGGTGTTGGCCGCTACGTTCGGACCCCCTCCCGACAGTAGACTCAGAGGGTTGAGACCTCCACAGCTTGTCAGAAGAATCAACGCGCTTAAGGCCAAAGGCCACCGCAGCATACGTAATGATAGGCCAGATGATAGCTTCGACAAGGGGAACATTCTCCTGGTAGACAGACCAACAAAAAACAGCAAGGAGTAACCCTGCTGTTTCTCTTGACCAAGTTTTTCTAGTTAGCATATTCTAACAACCTCTTAATGTTTTCATCAATACGTCCGAGAGTAACCTCCTGGTCCTGGACTGTACGTTCTAAAACGTCACTGTCAGCGCGGATCAGGATAATGTCCTCACTGTTGTTAGCCACGTTACCCGCAAGGTTTGTAAGGAACACGACAAGGACAATTGTTTGTAGGATAATCGAGAGGATCAGTGTGACAGGTATTGCCTTTGAGAGGTGCCAGGATTCATTTGCCATTGTATGTGCTCCAAGGGAGCTGGAAGTGTGGTCCGTCTTTGAACCTAGTCCAGTCGCCACCCCACTCAAGTGGAGTACCTAATTGAGCAGTAGCTGCCTTCATAGCGTCAGCAATAGGGTAGAAGTACTTCCAGTCCCAGGAGATAGGGTAAGGCGCAAGGTCCACAGCGTGGCCGTAACCGTTAGCAGCTTTGATGTGACGGGAGTTCATTGTCTGTGAGACACCCTTAGCGACCAGCGTCTTCTGACGTTCGACAGTACGGAGTCCTTCGAGGACTAAGAAGTCTTGGTCAGTGAGCGTGATAGCAAGTTTGACGACAGCAACGAGATGAGGGTGAACACCTTCAAGTCTCCCAAGGCTTTTGTTTGATAAGTTGTAGCTCATGTGTCCCACTCTCTTTTCATATTTGGTTTGTAACAATCACTGGGTTTTAAAAACCCTTCCTTGCGCATAGCCCACTCAACGTGATCCAGGGTGTACCCCACCCCAGTATCGACACGTATCGCTTCGCGTACGTAGAAGACATCAGACATAGGGATGTGAATACGGTCTTGGTTGTCTTGGTCAAGGAGGTTCATGTAAAACTCCTCAATGACATTTTCACTTTTGTAGTACATTTTCTTCTTCCTAGTTATATCTACTTTGGGCGTCTTGTCAACCGTTACTTCCTCTCTAATGACAAGAAAGGTTACCTCTTACCTAGAGTATAAACCCAGAGTATACTACTTAGGGTTTGTATAGTTTAGAGGAGTATAAGAGAGTATAATACTCTGAGTATAAACTCTGTTATACTACATGTATACTTATAGTATATAATATAGTGCATGTAGCCCCGGTTGTCAAGAGCTACCTTAGGGTTTATTTACCTAGAGTAAGTAATCTCTAATCTACTTACCACCAAGTTCCTCACACAAGCTACTTCATACTTTTCAAACCCTATCGCGCCCCACCTGTCTCTCCTATTCTTGTCATTCCTGAGAATCTCCTCCTACTGAGATATCAAATTACCACACTCTAGAACCTTTTACACCGTAAAGAGCTACTAGTTGTTCTCTATGTCTATACTCCTAGCCACTAACCAGGCTAAAGTACTTACCATAATGTAAAAATACTCCCCGCTGTCAACGGGTATATATAAATAACGTACGGCACCCCGGTGGCCCCTGCACCCGTGGCTTGCATGTAGTTCATGAACGTTGTTCACAGTATAAACAGCGTCATTCTACTAGCTAAGCCACTGATATAACACGCTAGTTTACACAATTAGCTATAATGTAACCCCATTTTAATGTTAATAGTCGTTACATTAAGTGAACTGAACGGTTTAGTTTAGGTTATGTACGCACGGTGGATTAGCACGGTGGATTAGCACGGTGGATTAGCACGGTGGATTAGCACGGTGGATTAGCACGGTGGATTAGCACGGTGGACTGACACCACACACCTTGACACGCAGTCTAATCCATGTTTACGCGCGCGCTTTCCTTTATCCGTATAAACAACCATTTGTTACAGTATTATCACGAAGCCGTTACTTTGTGTTACAGGGGTATCTTTATCAATCCAGTTAAGCCATATAGGCTATATCGAAACGACGGCGACGCACCGGCACAGGGTTTAGACCTAGCCACAAGTCAGAAGCTCTACCGTGCAAGGCCAGCAATCTAGGGGTCATACGATAAGTTAAAATAATAGTTGACACCTTGAACTGAATGGTACAAGGTAAAGATACGAAACAAGTAACACAAGGTTCACAAAATGTCACTTTTTAACAAACCATACTTGTCACCTACCTGTCACAAAAAGCCACCTAGCAAGGCGTTTAAGCTACATGCTAAGACACCCCCTAACATGTTAAGGGATGCGAGAGCAGAAGAGGCCAAGGATAGGGAGGCCATAAGGGTTCTGCAAGTTATTATAGAGGCAGACGACACGCCTAAGTCTGTAGTTGATACCTTGAAACGTAGGGTTCTGCGTTTATCCAAGGCACTGCCAAAGGACGCAATGTTATGCGATAACCCTAGGGGACGTGGACGCAAGGGAAAGGGACGAAATAAAAGTAAATAATCTATTGACTAACAGTTAGTGTAACTTTATAGGCAATAGCCTAAAAAAGGGTGAAACACCCGCACTAAAAATGGTATAGGTTCCCAAGCCTGCCAAGTAACAGAAGCCCATATAGCTAGGGGCAGGGATCGCGTTTCATCTAGTGTAAGAGCTAGGTAAAATAGAAGTATGGTGGGCTAAGCCGCTTTCGCGATTAAGGATCGGGATTTCAAACGATGGTATATGTGTGGCACGTACTATTAGTTTTGTTTCACGGCGTAAAAGGTGGCAAGCCTTTTGCATCGCAGGTCTCATTAAAGTAGGGTTAAACCGAATTAAAAATGAGCATCTGGTAGGGTTGCGTTGTCGTGGGACTAGGCTAAATGAATAATAGTTACATCGGTATCGTTTGGATAAACCCCTGACAGATAGGGACGCTATCCCCTTGTTAAAGAGTAAGCTTAACGGTTTATTTGGATGCAATGGGTTGAGGCTTACCGCTTAGTCAAAACATAAAAATTATACGACGTTGAGACCTTACCTAATGACCGCCAACGGTCACTTGCCAATAGGCATGGGGTAAGGTTCCAATTATGGGGCAATCGTTCGGTTGCTCTTGCTTGGAACCTGAAAGGAAACATCATGGCAACTTTAATTCAACAGATCAAATCACATTGCACTTCGCAAGGCTCGCAAGGTGTTAAAACCCTAGCCCTTGTGAAAGTTTGCATTGACCACATGGAAGGTGAGAGTGGCGACTGGTCGCCCTTGGCCATGCTTATCGGGCGGTCACAACCTGCCCAATCCCGTATTATAAAAAAGATTGTAGAGAAAATCTTGCAAGGTTACTCTATTGTTAAAGATGAGAAGCAAGATAGCGGCTTGCGTATCAGCAAGATTGCCGACATGAACCAAGGCTTTGATGAAGCTGGTAAAACTACGCTTGCCACACTTGTAGAAGACAAGGCTACACTACAAGGTGCGGCTGTTAAAGATGCTTTCCTGCCCAAGGTGGAAAAACCTGATTTTGATATCACTGCAGCTGTTGAAAAGAGCGTCAAGGCTATGGCAAAAGAGGGTGTCTCACTTACAGACTATATCGACGCGCTGTTAGCTTATCAGGCTGGGCTTGTAGTTGAACCTGACTTCTAAGTCACACCCATGATTGGACTATGAGGCTCGCTGTTTATACGGTGAGCCTTTTGTGTCTGGTTAAGCGTAGCTTAACTGTAATTAACCTACGGTTAATGCTAATCAAGGACAGTATGAAAGGATAAGGCTATGAACTATGCTCTGGTAGAAATAGTAGGTGGAGAAATCTACGTACTATGGTCTGACTTCTGGTCACTGAATGACTGTATGCAAGAAGTTATCGAACAACTGTACATCTCTGACAGTGTGTCTAGTTTTGTGTGTACAATTTCATCAATGGTATAAAGATTTAACACTGAGCACACCTCTACCCTCCCAAGGGGTGTGCTTTGATGTCCAATCAGAATGAAGGAGAAAAACTATGGGTAAGTTTAAAGTAGGCGACAAGGTGCGTTGTGTTGATGCGGCACATGCCTCCAACTACCTGACCCTCGGTCAAGAATACATAATCCGGGCACTAAATGACTCTGGAAGTTGTGTGCGTGTTAACAACGGGTCATCCTTCGTCTTCGAGGAGGATCGCTTCGAGTTAGTTACTGGGCCTGAGACAAACCAGTGGCAGGTGTATGATGGGTTGTCACCTCTACCACAGAAAGCTGAGTGTCACCCTATGCCTGGTGGTGTTGTCATGTGGCGTATCCCTGAGCCTGTGATTGCTGACGGTGAGATGAGGTTTCGACCTGACCATGACGGGTATGATTGGGACGATGGTTTCTACCACACACTCAAAGGCAAGACTAAGGACGGTAAACCCTCTGGTGTCTGGAGTGTAGACTTTGGCTGACGTTGGAGTAGCTATCGTAGCAGCGGCTGCTGTGGGCCTTACCTTACTGTTTGTGTACGTAGGGCTCATGATACCTGAAGATGGTGCCGTGGTGCCTCTCGTTGGGAGTGTCACACCCTGTCAGGACAACGTAACCCCTCAACTAGGAGAGTAACAATGGAAAACTCTGTACTTATCAGCGTCAACACAGCTGAACGTCTTGCTAAGCGGGTACCACGAGCGATGGGT